AAGGGTTTAACACCTAAAGGATTTATGGCAGTTATAGAAATGAAGTTTAGAAATAAGTACTACGAGAATAAAATGATAGAAAAAAAGAAATACGATGCGCTTATGAATTTACCAGGCGATGTTGTTAAGCTTTATTTTGTAGCCGACCCTAAAGGTAATTATTTATACTGGCTAAACAATATGACGTTGCCGCCAATAGAAACTGTCTTAGCTAGTAAAACAACTTATTGGGGTGGTGATAAAGAATCCAAAGAAGTTTACTATTTACCAGAGTCTAAAGCTTCCGTAGTATCAGTAAACGATAAAGACCCAGAGCCAGGACCTTGGACCGAATACTTTAATAATAGAAAAAAATCTAAATAACATTGCTGAGTTATTAACAATTTGTCGTATATTGTGTATATATAAAACTTATACGATATGCCAAAACCAGAAAAATTAAATTCAATTCAAGAAAATTATTTACAAGATGTAGAGCTTTTACAGGCTCTTGGATACCCGCTAGATTTATTTGACGATTTATATAAAATACATTTTATTGAAAAATAAAAGTGGATATACTAGACGACATAAAAAGCAATGTGTTAGATATTGAAGAGTTTAACTTTTACAATGAGTTTCAGTTATTGACCTCGATATTACTATCCTGGCAAAAAAAATCCTTAGACAGAAAATTAACCGATAAAGCTAGAGCTGAGATAGACTCTGCTATAAAATCTTTAACTAGCATAAATTTATATGTATTGAGTATGCAGCAACGAGAGAGAGGCTATAACATACAGTTAAATAGATTTCGAGAGGCTACAATACTAGCGGAATTAAAACTTAAAAAACATTTAGATAATGAGCGACAGGAAAAAATATAATTACATAGGGTGTTTCGTTTCTTTAATTGGAATAATAATAACTTTACTAATAGCTAAACTTTATGAATGAATACGAGATCGAATACTGGCAATATACTGACGATGGTTACGACAATCGATATATATTAGTACAAGCTGAAAATGAATACGAGGCAATACAAAAATCAAAAATGAAAACGACTGACGCAAAAGGACATAGAATATATGAAGGATAAAATAAAACTACTAGACGGTAACTATTACGATAAAAAGGAATTGTTAGAAAAAATGGTAGACGATGAGTTTTACTATGGTGAGTTAAACAAGCTAGCCTTAAGCAGCTCTAGTCTAAAGCTTATGTTAGATAGTCCAAAGACTTATTACTATATAACTAAGTACGGACAAAAGTCTAGCAGCCCAGCTTTAACAGCGGGTCATTTATTTCACCTAGCAATATTAGAGCCAGAAAAATATGATGAGTTAAGGTTCGTAGACGTACAAAGTAAAAACACTAAAAAGTTTAAAGAGGCTAAAGAAGAGTACGGCGAAGTATATACAGCCAAAGAGCAAAGCGAAAACAATAGGCTTATAGACGCCTTTTATAAAAACCCGCAAGCTGTCGAGTTATTAAGTGATAGCAAAACCGAAGTCTGTGGTATTGTCGATATATACGGTAAGCCGTTTCGAGCTAAGGCAGACGTACTAAAAAACAAAGGTGGTATAGTAGACCTTAAGACTACAGTAGACGTACAAAACTTTAACAAGTCAGCATATAGATATAAGTATCATTTACAAGTCGCTATATATTGCGAGGCGTTTAATTGTAATTATAAAGATTTTACGTTTCTTTGTATAGACAAGGCTAATCTAGATATAGGAATCTGGAACGTTAGCGAAGAGTTTTACGAGTACGGACGTAAAGAGTTAAAAAAAGGAATAGATTTATACGATACCTATATACGAGAGGACTTCGACATAAACGATTACACAATACAAGGGACACTATGAATCTAATACACTCAATAGTAATAACGTTTTGTTTTGGCTTATCGGTATATATAATATATAATCACTTTAACGAGTAATATGCAAAAAGAAGCAAAAGCATATAGAACAGTCGAACATTTAGTAAGAGGACAAATAAGCAAATCATTATTAAAAAGTTTTAATTTAGATTATGTATTTACTAATTATAGTAGAACTTTAAATAAAAGATTAGGGTTACATAAACTTAATAAAAAGCAAGAATATAAAAAGAAATGAAAGCAAAAAAACTAACTCAGGTCCAAAGGATAGGACAGCTAGAAAAAACTATATCCAAAATATATTTAATACTAATGGAATACAATAGAAACGTAGCCGAACTAAAGAAAAAAATAGATGACAATGACAAAGCTGAATAACGTATTTAAAATACCATTCACTAACGCTGAAATGAAACGAGTCGCAGACTTAGTTATACATAACACAAAGGCAGACATATTCCATAAGTCTAAACAACAAAAGTATGTAGAGGCTAGAGCCTTATTTAATTACCTAATACGCAAAGAATTTGGACAGACGTTATTTAGAATAAGAGACTACTATTTAAGTAAAGGTAAGAAGTACCATCACGCTACAATACTACATAGTATAAAAAGTTTTAAAGAGATAGCATTTAAAAATCCTCAGTACATTGAGATAATAGACGCTATCAAAGTCCAAGAGGTTTCACCCAGACAAATAAACAATCTTATAGCTGAGGTATGCAAGATAAAAAACAAAAAGCAGTTAGAGACTACAAGAGACTTTTTAAAAAAAGTATTACAAGACTAGCAAATTTACAAATAGTGCGTTATATATATAATGACTGACAATACTGACATTAAAAAAAAGATGCTAGAAGCCCTAGAGTTTAACCTAGGTATCGTTTCGCATAGTTGTAGAACTGTAAACATAAGTAGACAGACGCATTACCAGTGGCTTAAAACAGACGCAAGTTATAAAGAAGAGGTTGAAGCTATAACTGAAAGTGCTATAGACTTTGTAGAGTCCAAACTATATGAGCGAATCAAAGCTAACGATACAGCCAGTATTATATTCTATTTAAAGACTAGAGCTAAGAGCCGAGGCTACCAGGAACGAACAGAGCTTGTTATGCCTGAAGCTAGAAAATTTGAAATAGAAGTTTTAGGACCAGCCGATGAGAGTACAAACTAATGTAGTCTATGACTATTTAAAACAAACAGACTCTAAGATTAAAATATTCCAGGGGGGTACTAGGTCTGGTAAAACATACAATATTCTTATGTGGCTAATCTTTGGCTACGGAATGACAGAGACAGGTAAAACTATAACAATCTTTAGAGCTACCTATCCAGCCCTTAGAGCTACAGTAATGCGAGACTTCTTTGATATATTACAACGCTTCGATTTATACCTAGACGCTGACCACAATAAATCCAATAGCGAATATAGACTAAACGGGAATCTATTTGAGTTTGTATCTATTGACCAGTCTAGCAGACTTAAGGGACGTAAAAGAAATATAGCCTTTTTAAACGAAGCTAACGAAGCCAGTTACGAATCCTATAACCAAATACTATTTAGAACCGAAGAGCAGTTAATACTAGACTATAACCCTAGTGACGAGTACTCTTGGATATACTCAAAGGTTAAGACTAGAGACGATGCGTTTTTTTGTATAACAACTTATAAGGACAATAGGTTTCTAAGCAAAGAGATAGTAAAAGAAATAGAACGTTTACAATATACAGACCAGGACTATTGGCGGGTGTACGGACTTGGTCAGGTAGGTAGAAATAAAGCTACTATATTCACATATCTAGAAGTGGACCAGATACCTAAAGAAGCGGAGTTTATCTCAGGCGGCTTAGATTGGGGCTTTGTTAATGACCCGAGCTGTTTAATTTTTGTTTACCTATATGAAGACAACCTATATTTAGACGAGCAGTTTTATCAGTATGGAATGACGAACCGAGACATACACAATAAGTTTGTGGAGTTAGGCTTTACTAGACAGACAGAGATATTCGCAGATAGTAGCGAGCCTAAGTCAGTAGACGAATTACATAGGTTTGGTTGGAACGTCAAGTCCGCATCTAAAGGCAGAGACTCAATTAACATAGGAATAGATTTACTAAAGAGATACAAGCTTCATATAACCAGCAAGAGTATAAACACTCTAAAGGAGTTTAAAAACTATAAGTGGCAAGAAGATAAGAACGGGACGCTGTTAAATGTACCAATCCAAAAGAACGACCATTCAATCGATTCGAGCCGTTATGCAATTATTAAAAAGCTGACTAGACCTAGAGTAGCCAGGTATGCTATAAGGTAATATAAAGATTTAGTTAACAATATTTGTTAGTATCATTTATTTGTTGTATATTGCAGTATAATTAAAAGAGGGCAAAGCAAGGGTAGCCGACTTAAGACCACGCTAAATTAACTAGATACAGATATAGATACTAGCCAAATAGGTAGAGACTTAAAATGCGAGCGCAAGTAGTAAGCTTAAAAAAAATAAGCTCGTTTGCCTCTTTTAATTTTATAAATTAAAATTGTTAATGAAACATAAAGTAAGTGCTAACTAAAGCTGCGCCTCTAAAAAGAAACATTAAATGTTGTAGCAAATCGAAAGCATTAGTAAATGTAGTTTAGTAAAATATCTGCATTGAGTGTGTCTCTTAAAAAGTATGAAAGTGTATAGTAACTAATCACCTGTAAGAAATTTAAGATAGATTTATACAGCATATTAACAACGAGATAGTGTAACAGGAAGCACAATTTACAAACAGCAAAAACAAATTATAAACGATTGGATTTTTATTTACACCCAGCTGTAGCGTAAAAAAGTATAGGTTCGATTCCTATTCTCGAAACTAATATTAACCTTTAAATTTTAAAAGACTATGAACTACCAAGACGATGAATACAGAAAACAGTTAGAAAGTGAATCCATAAAGAATCAAGGCGATAAATATAACCGATATCAATCACAAGAGTGGGTAGACATTCAAAACGAAATTAAATAACCTTTAAATTTTACAATATGAAAGCAGACACTAAATTACTATTACAAGAAATCATTGACTTACCTGAGTACGAGCGTAAGCAAATTATATCCGTACTTATAGCCTCAATGCTAAACAGCGAGAGCTACGATGACGCTAAACTAACATACGATAACATAATAAATCAATTAAGCAAATAATATGGAACAGAAAAAAAAGAAAAACGACAAGTGGTTAGTTATGCAACTTGTAACCGATAAGTATATAAACTCTATATTTATAGACAGACATATAAACTTAACCTCATCAAACACTATTATAGACGCTAGAGTCTGGACCAGTAAAGAGCTAGACGAGCTTTATAAAATCTATCCTTTAGGACGAGAGGGGTTTCATTCTAATTTTACTCTTATCGAGTATAAATAAGAAATTAGCTTACAGAAATGTAGGCTTTTTTTTGTCACTCAAATAAATTAAATTTACGTTATATATATAACACTATGAAAAAAATAGAACTATTAGTACCGACTGACTTACATTCAATACCCTTGTATCAATACCAGGAGTTTCTTAACACATTTGCAAACCCTGAGAATATGACAGACGAAGAGGCTAGCTTAAAGATGCTAGAAATCTTTTGCGGGGTTAAACAAAAAGAAGGATTAAAATTTAAAATGTCTGACGTTTCTATAGTTGTAGATAAGTTAAATAAAATACTAGTGACTAAACCTAGCCTAATAACTAAGTTTACTCTAGGTGACCAAAAGTTTGGATTTGTACCAGAGTTAAGCGAGTTAAGCTTTGGCGAATATATAGATGCTGAGAATAATCTAGGCGACTGGAATAATATGCACAAAGCTATGGCTGTATTATACAGACCTATAAAAGAAGAGTACAAAGACAAATATACTTTAAAAGAATATGACGGCGTCCACTATGCAGAGATATTGAAAAATATGCCTACCAGTGTAGCCGTTAGTTGTCTGGTTTTTTTTTACGCTTTAGAGACGGAATTGTTGAATCATACTCTGAACTCTTCACTAAAAACACTGAAGATAAAGACTCGGTCTTTGGAGCCGAAGAGGATTTCAGATTAAGATACGGTTGGTATAATAGTCTATATAAATTAGCGGGTGGTGACGTAACGAAAATAGAAGAGGTTAGTAAAACAAATTTACATTATTGCTTAACTATGCTACAATACAAAGTAGAGCTAGACAAAGCAGAGACAA